AACACCTGCTGCCTTGTTGATTGTGAATCTAGGGTTACGATTTGCGTCTTCTGTATTTAAACCAAAGCGCCCTCCAATATTGTAACCAAAGTACCAGTCACCCTCGAATGACCATCCATAGTAACCGTTGTATGGTCCAGCACCAGTGTATAACTGCTTATTTTGTCTTAGTATGTCTAGCTTTGATGTACCAGTAACAACTTCACCGTTTGAATCAAAAATAATGTCTAAGTTATTGTCTTGAAGGTATGCATTTGCCGTCATTGCGGTTCTACTCTCAACTAACGGAATTAAAACACCTCCCCTTAGCACAGATATTCTAACATAGTTAACGTAGTCTGGAGGAAGAACCATCTTTAGTTGTTCACCAAGCTCTAGCTCCATAACCTTAATGTTTCTAAGAGCGTCATAGTTTATCTCTTGTATGGCTCTTTTTGCATGAAACCTAATATTATATATGTCAACATTATTAACTAACTTATCGTTACCTACATACATTAACATAAAGTTGTTTATCAAGTCTTTTAGTGTAACGTACTGATAGCTACCCCAGTTAGCATCTTGAGGATTCGTTCCATTATTAGTGTAGTACTGATAGTTAGTTATATATGGCATTTGTTATTGTGTTTGTTGTGCTGATTGAATTTCCTCTGCCTTAGCATCTTGGACCACTTCGGCTTCTCTTATAGACAGACCAGCATATTGTAATATCTTTGAAACAAGATTAGGGAGCTCCTCGTATGGTATCTCAAAATCTTGGAACTGCGCATTTGTAGGATCAAATATTGGTTCACCGCCAGATATAGTGTTATAAGTCCATTCTGGATCTTTAGGATATCTAACGTATCTTATTTGTACATTGCTTGGAGCAGTGGTAGCAGGTGGAACGGGTGGAATTACTGGATTCATCAATGAGTTTGGATAAACAGTCAATGACCCAGGAGTAGAACCAACCGCAGGATCCGAAGTAATTATATATGCTGGGTAACCAGCTGTAGGTGCAGTTAAATTTGAGTTAATAAGATTTAAAATCTTACTATGGTCAACCCGATCTACCTCTACATTATTATTGTATATTATTTTTTCAACATAATAACAATCAGAAGGAACATTTAATATTCCATTTATTGAATTATATAGCATTGTCTGATATTCAGACAATCTATCTAGTGTTTCTGAAAGTCTTTTAGCAATGTTTGAATATCCTTCACCATGGTAACGAGCATTATGTTTGATTATAGCGTTGCTATACTCATACATATACTTTTGGAATATATCTAACTGCGCCTGTCTAGCATATGTATTGAACTCCATAGGAGTGATATAACCCCTATTGTCTTTGTTCAATATAAACATAACGTTGTTACGAACCTCGTTGATCATGGAAATGCTTTTTACAAAGATAAATAAAAAAAGGCACTTTGTGAGAGTGCCTTTCTTGATAATAAGTAACTACTATTAAGAAATAGCAATACCAGATACAGCTACTGGAGGAGCTACTGTTAAAGCAACATTAGTCCAGGATGTCTCTAGTGCAGCTAAAACCTGATTTTGAACAAAGTCACGAAATCCATCATTAACTAAAGATGCGTGAGTAATTGTTACAACATCAGTAGCAGAGCCACCACTCTTGTAATAAATTGCAGTAGTAGTACCAGTAAGCTGGCTAATTAATGCAATATTTGTTACAGATACTAAAATAAATGTACTTCCAGAAATAGGGAATCTTAAAAACTTTTCCATTTTGTAAAAAATTAATGGGTGAATAATAGCACAAATATACTAATTTTCAGAGAATTTATTTTCCAATAATTTATACAGGTCTAATCCCTCTTCTGATTGTAAGTAGGCAGACAATAAGTATACTGGATCATCACCAAATGGAACGGTAAGAAGTTTTTTCTTGTTGTCCTTTAGGTTGTAATATATCTCTTTCTTATTGTTTCTAAATGCTAAGTAACCATCAGACAATGCTCTGGCTGCATAGCTAGTAACTTTAATACTAGGATCATTTACTGCCTCCATAAAGTCTTGAGGGTATCTCTTAGCATAAAGCATCATGTCTCTTCTAATTTCAGATACCTTCATTGTATCAACAGATCCACCTAACAATAATCTAGCAATTGGTTCTAGCTCTTCAAATGGCATCTCTCTTGCAATTAACTGAGCATCAAGAACATCATACATTTGCTTAATTTCTTGTTGAGCATCTTTCTCTTGATCGAACTCATAAAATTCATTTCCATTTCCAGGATGGTAGTGAAGAAATTCTTGTAAAACTGGATTGTTTTTTGGAACATTAAGTATTCCATCTTCAAATATAATTGGTTCAACAATTACATTTTCTCCTTGCTCATCTTGAAATGGAGAGTTTGCATTTCTAGCATAACGAAGAGGTCTATTTGTATTTGTCTCCTCATCATAATAAAGTAAACGTTTTCTTATATTATCCTTAGAAGAAAGGAAGTAGGTTAATGGATTCACTCCATTCTTCAAAAGATATGTTCTATCTTTTGGTTCTAGCATAGATTTTCTTGTTGTTTTCATTTGATATAATTTAATTTATTAATAATAAAAAGGGAGAGGCACTAGGCCCCTCCCGATTTTTTCAATTATCCCTTGAAGATAACGAAGTTGTTAGCACCAAGTGTACAAAGCGCTCTCTCAGACAAGAAGTTAACTTGCATTGCATCAAGATCGCTAGTTGCAGCACCACCAGCTGAACCAGTCATCCAAGTTTTGTATCTACGATCTTCAGCCTCAGAAGCTCTAAATCGAACGTGTAAGAACGGTCGTCTAGCGTTTTTACCAAGAACTTGATCGTATACACTCATTGTTCCAGCAGGAACTAATACTCCGTTAACTACACCACCAACTAAACCTCCACGAAGAGTTGCATCGTTAAGATATTTCCAGTCAGTTTTGTAGAACTCGTATCCTCTTCTAAATCCAGAGAAACCAAGGTTTAATGCCATCTCTTCGCTGTTATCAAACAAACCATAAGATGTACCACCAGCTCCGTAAGAGTTTTGAGCAGCCAACATATCATCGATATCGAAAGAGAACTGACGATTCAAGAATAATACGTTTTCAGCGATAGCTCCTTGCTTGTCAAGTCTTTGAATGATAGTGTCAAAGTCAGCCAATGCAGATGGATTACCACCAGACCAAACATTACCTCTTGTCTCAATAGAATCAAATAAACCTTGAGTACCAGCTGCTGTAGAACCAGCACCAGATCCAGGAGCAGCTGCTGTAGCTGGAGACAAGTATGCTAATGCATCAGAACCAGCTTGTGCAGGAACACCTTCAACCATTGCCATCTCAAGGTAATCCTCAAAACGTAAACGAGTTTCGTGCTCTGATTTCATATACCACAAGTATCCTGTAGCACCATTTTCAGTAGTAACTTCAACCCATCCTACTTGAGCCATATCAGAACCAGTAACTCTGTATGTATCTTTAATGATAATAGGCTTAACATCAAAGAATAAATCTTCAGCTTCTAATGATCCATCCATTCCAGTAGTACCCTTAGAAAATTCAGAACCATATACAAAAGTTGTAACCAATTCTGTAGTAATGGTAAATGGAGAACCAGAAGCGTTGTAAAATTTAACCTCAAATGTTGAGTTTGAAACTAAACCATCAGCAATACCAACTCTTGAAATAACTGCCTTAGCAGAGTTTGCTGCTACAGATTGAGAAGATAAAAATACTGTTTGATTTTTTCTAAAGTTACAAACAGCCCCACCAGGGATAGTAAATTCAGCGGTATCTGAACCAGCCGCATCGTCAGGAACAACGTTAGTGTATTTTGTATGCAAACGACCTTGCTCTGCCCATTTAATCATGTCAGAGTTAGTAGGAAGTTCAGCACCAACCATACGCAAGAAAGATGCGATTGATCTGTTTCCGTAACGCTCGAATTCTTGCTCATAAGTATCAGGAAGATACTGATTTAAGAAGTCAAAGTTTGTAATATAATTTGTAGGCAATGTTGCCTTTACCGAGCTTGGGCTAATTGCTACCCCAGGACTCACTGCTAATGTACCAGCCATGTTTTAAAAGTTTAAAAGTTTAACGTTTTTTAATTACTAATCTACTTCCTCTGTCTTGCTCTATTACTTTAATCTTAATACCATTAGTAGGAGTCACTTGTGTTGCCTGTCGAGTCATGTCAATGTTTTTAGACTCTTTGGCCACAGTGCCTACCGCGTCTGCCATTCCTTTTTCATAGAAAAATTTAGCAAACTTGTCTGGGTTTTTGGCTATCACAATAGAACGGTGGAAAGATTCAGCATCTGCAAGGTAACCATCATTATCCAAGAACTGTGAAACAAAGTTCTTTAAATCATTCTGTTCTTGCAGTAAGGCTTTTGTATCTCCTGGTTTATAAACTAGCTTTTTATTTTCATCTATATTAAACTTGAAACCTTCAAATTTGTCAGAGAAAAGTTCTGTAGTTTTGTTTGAGAAGAACTGTGACCTTTTTGCATTTTCTTCCTCCATAGACTTGGAAGATTCTTTATATCTCTTGAAAGCATCGTAGTTGTCTTTTTCTTCCTGTGGAACAAATGTTTCCCTTGACTCAAGTGGAACTCTGTATTGTTCTTTAAGATCGTTAAAGTGCTTCTTAGCTTTTGAGAGCTCTTTTTTCTTTGCTAATTTTTTCTTCTTGATTTCTTTTTCATCATCGAAGTCTTCATCGTAAGAAAATCTGTCAGATACATCAAACTTTATATCGTCTGAATCTAAATCTGGATTCTGCTCACGCTGATATTCAAAAAGCAAAGAGTCTTCGTCCATTTCATCGTAGTTATTATTCAAGCGAATAAAATCTTCGATTCCACGTCCTGTTTCTTTTTTGTACTTAAGGAATGCAGAAACATCTTCTGGAAGATCTTCGTTCTGTTGTCTCTGCTCAAATAACTCATCTAAGCTATTGATTTCCTTGTTGTATCTTTTACCAATATATGAAAGAACTTTATTATCATCAATTTCGTCAACAAGTGTTGGCGTATTATTATCCGTAATAACAGTCTCTACTGTATCATTATAAGTCTCTACTGTTTCTTGTGGTACTTTAACAGTATCAACTGTATCAGTACTTAAAGAAACACCAGTAGTTTCCTCGTGTTGCTTTAGTAGTTGTTCTTCTACCTCAGCTACAGACTTTTCTTCAAAATCTACAGCTCTTACTTTAATTTCTGGATCCATTGTTATTTAATTTAATTTGTACAAAGTTAATAAATAATTTGTTATTCGTTTTCGTAGAACATTGCCTGTGAATCCTCGGTGTGCCACTTCTCATATCCCTCACAGTTAAAGTACTCTTTATTCACTAGGTAGTCTGGCTTTTCTGGGAATGGTTTTGTAACAAAAGAAGGCTCAGACCATTTTATTCTATTGTTTGGTTGCAACGCTATTTGTCCGTTGTCTAACAAAATAACATGATGAGACTTATGCTCTAGTGGATCTTCAGCTAACGATAGATCTGTGTTAGGGTCACTAGATCCCCAGTTTATTGTTGCGTAGTAGCTTCCACTATACCATTTTCGATCCTTCATATATACATCAACCTTAGTATCGTAAACATAAGACAAATGTAGAAGTGTAAAGTTATAAGAGAAACAATTCCATATCTGAAGATAATGAAACGGTAGATCTGGATCTGGTGTTTTAGGTTCAGTTAATAATGCGTGAGATGGTAGCTTGTCTCTCATTACGCCATTCTCAAGAATAACTTGAAACAATGCCACCTGACCAGGCATACATCTTACCGACATTATTACTCCAGGAGTGAACTCACCATGACCCTTATTAAACTGATACATGTACTCGTTTCTTACGAATACTTTTATAGGAAAAAAATTATGTTCTATGTGTGCCATAATTAATTACCGTATCTATTTTTTATTCTTTTAGTAATTGGAATGTTTATACCTAGTGTAAACGTAGTCTCTGGCTTATATCCAGTTCCAGCACTTTGGTCAATATTAAAATTAACTGGACCTTTAGATAAAGTCACTCCATAATTAACATCAAATCTATTTTTATCTGCATTACCAGATACATATGGTTCGACATTTAACTTAGACCTAGTTGTTGTTTTTGTTGTTCTTTTCATTATTATTATTATTTAGGTCCAAAAGATTCTAAATCAAATCCATCAAGGGAGTCTTCTGTACTTTCAAAATCAATTGGAGGAAGATTATTCTTTCTTTGATTTATTAGTTCTGATTGTCTAGATGCCTGTATGTCAACTCTTTTATCTTTTGCATTTTCTTTATCTTCTTCTCTTTTCTTTAATTGATCTGCCTCCATACCTTTAAGTTGCATATTATACTGAAACTCAAGATCCATTAGCTCTCTTTTCATTTCAACCTCAGCTCTCATCTTCATTATATCATAGTTAGCCTCAGCCTCTTTAATCTGAATCTTACTCTGAGCCTCCATCTGTAACAACTGAGCCTTAGACTCAGCAGCAGCTTGTTGTGACTGCATGTTTGTTTGCATCTGCATTTGGAATTCCATCTGCTTGTCTTTCTGCTGTTTATCCATTCTTTTCTTTCTCTTCATCTTCAACAGCTCATTGGCTAGTTTAATGTTCTTGATATTTCTAATATCAATGGCATCTTCTAGGTCAATTGTTTGTTGTTGTAGAGCAACCTGAATGTTTGCCTCAAGCATCTGTCTTTCATCCTCATCTGGATCAAGATCAATGAATATTCCGAAGTCAAATAAATATAGATCTCTAATCTCTTCAAGAATAGTCATGTTATACTTACCAATTTGCATAGCAAACTCTTCAGCAAAGTCAGAGTACTCTAATATATCTGCAACTCTAATGGAAACACATTCAGCCAATCTCTTGGTGATGTTTAGGTTGCCCTCTAAGATGTGTCTAGTGGCAGTATTTGAGTTCATTGCCGCCATCTTTTGAATTCCTACCAACGCATCTGGATGTGTCATGCTTCCGTCTCTTGCCTCATTAACACCCGTCACATCTCTAATCATACTTAGATAGTGGTTGTAGTTGTTAATCAAAGATGACATCTTACCTTGGCCGCTGTTTGTATTTAGTTCTTGAATTGGAATTCTAGCGTTGTTAAACTCACCATCTTGTGTATAACTTCTACCAATAACGCTACCAGTCTGGAAGTATAGTTTTAATGCATCCTCTGGATTATATGCTGCACCAGTTCCAAGGTCAACCTCATTAATACCATCGGCATCAATAAATACACCATCTGGAACTACTCTTGCAGTTACCTGTTGTAACTTTAAATGTGTTAACTGGATCTGATCAGCAAATGGAATCATTCGTCTAACTAAAGACTCCATAGATCCCTTATACATTCTAGGAGCAAATGCAACGTAGTTTGGATAAGCTCTCTGAGATGCTGACTTTGGACGAACCATGTTACGCATCATCTCCCACTTAAGTACAATGTTTGTACCAGCTACAAGAACACCCTCATACCAAACATCTCTTACTGCCTCAACTCTTTCAAATGGCATCCCATCTTCCATTGGTGGATTAAACTCATCCCCCTTTCTAATAACTCTCTCTCCACCATTTTCTAGTAACTTTTTCTTCCATACAAATTTTTTGCTTGCCTTGTAGTTAAAGTATATAAGTGTTACGATCTCGTTTGTAAAGTAGTCGTCTTGATAGTTTCTGATAATTGGAAAATAAGTATACCAAGCAGCACTGCTATTTCTAATTTCGTTTAACTGCTCCTCAGTTAATGTTGGATCAATTTTAAGAACCTCAGTGTAGTGCATCTGTTTAACCTCACCAAAGTAGTAACAATCTGAAAAGTCGTTCTTTTCGGTGTAGCTATGAATCCAGTTAGCTGGATCAACATAATCAACCTTTAGTCCGTCATTGATTAAGAAAGAATGCTTAACAACAGATATACCTATAGTAACTAAATCATAGTTCATTAGTTTTCTAACTTCATCATATCTGTTCATCTCAAATATAGTATCGATAGCCACCTCGTTAGCTATCTCAATACTTGGCTTGTACTTGATCTGCATGTATAGCTCTAGCTCCTCATCAGTTCCAGGTAGTTCTTCTGGATCAACGTTAAATGCGTCAACACCGAACTGATCCTTGGTCATTGTCAAGAAATCCTTAGCTATCATATCAGACTCGATCATTTCCTGGAATATGTTCTTACGCTCGGCAGACATCACATCTTGAGCTTCAGTTCTAACCTTAAATAATCTGTCAGACATTCCGTTGACAACAACATCAACAAACTTGGGTATAATAGGAACTGGTGTCCAGTCTAAGTTCATCATAGACATGTCACCATTAATAGATAATTCGTCTTTATATTTTTGGACTGGTTGTTGTCCACGAGCATAAAGTCTAAGTCTATGGTACTCACCCCATTGATCATAGAATCTACACGTATTGTTTTTTCTCTTAAACCATTCTCCCTCAATGGCCTTGCCGATCTTCAAACCATACTCGCTGGTTTGCTTTTCTTCTTCCGAAACCATTTGGCTTGGAAACGGGTTTTGATATATGATAACAGATGGTTTCTCCATTCTATTCTATAATTTTGCTTTGACTGCCTTGATTGTTATATCTTACAAATTTAATACTAATTTTTGATTCTTTTCTCTCTGGAGTAAACATGTGCTTTCTGTTTGCCATGATAGCCAAACCAGAACTAATTGAGGCATCGTATTTTGTACGATTATTAGGATCAAATCTAGCCCAATCTTCTAAAGTTTTGTTAAAATACATCGAGCCTACAACATCCGTATCTCTGTAAGTTCCTTCAATATCAAACCCAACGTACTCCTCTATGTATGACTCTATACAAGATGCGTGTGCCTGTCTTACATCTTCGCTTGAGTTAGGTATTCCACCAATCTCTAGCTCCGTCTTTGACATCTTACTCATGTTCCTGTCTGGTCTATTCATAGAGAAACCCCTGTATCCTCTATTCTTAAAGTGATACAACAATCTGGCCTTATTGTTTTCTGCTAGTATAGGCATTCCATAAAAATGACAAGCCATTAAAACGTCCTCAAAAAATATTTCAGCAGTCTGAGGTCTAGCTATGTACTCTAGAAAGAATTCATTTGTAGGCCCATCAGACATGTGAAATGTAGTCATACCATGGAGAGCACCGTTAGAGCCACCTCCTCCAACAACTCCCGATATGTCATAAGGGTCACAGCCAAACGCTCCCATGTGCTCATTACCTGGATATTTTTTCCCATTTCTTATTACAACATTATTTCTTAAATTTGGCTTTGGCATCCAAGATACCAAGAACCTACCATTCTTATCTGGTGTCCATACAACCTCGGTGTCCTTGTCTCCATTCTTCCAGTGGAAGTAACCTCTAGTTAAAAACTTCTCTTTGACTAGAGAGTCATTATAGTCGATCTGCTGATATATCTTGGTCAAGTTGAACACAGACTGCTTTGACTCGTCTCTGAATGCGTGAGACTCAGTTCTAGGGAACTGTCTGTAGAACTCGTTAAGTGCATCAGAGTCTGACTTCAGTGCGCTTACCTCGTTGTTCCACCATGTAACAACTCCCATATTAATCATGCTTCCATCTATACCAGTTACTGGTTTTTCTGGATTGTCGAACACTGGCCATCCAAACTTATCTATGTATCCTTCAACGTTCCATTCCATAGGTATGAACAAAGAATAAAGTCCACTCTTTGTTTCGTGGTTAGCAGATCTAATAGATACATTGCTATCGTTGTATAGCTTCTTAAAGTTTTCTCCACCCTTTGGAAGTGCGTTAGATGTAGAACCCATCATACACTTACCAATAACCCTTGCACCCAACCTCAAACAAGTCTTGGTTACCCTCCAGTTGTTTAATATGTTCTCTGGTTTCTCCCACTTACCGCTTTCATCGTGAACAAGCAGAAGCAATTTCTCACCATCGTAACTGTTATCTGCCGTATTCTTCCAGTCTATTGTTGTGTCTAGTCCCTCTATATCGTCAGTCTTTTCCTCGTCCATGTTCTTTCTAGTAATCTTACTAGCAGGTACACGAAATGCCAACTCAGTCTTTGGATTGTCCATACCGTCCTGTATTGGCTTAAAGAAAAACGGATAGTTTCTTATTATTGGCACTACCTTGTCGGTAAACATCTTCTTTGCATCGCTACCAGTCTTTGATAATATACCTATTCTTGAGTCGCGAACTACTGTGGCCGTATTGCACGTCTCGGCAGAACTCATAAAAGAGAATCCAGAACGTCTGTTCTTTAGGTAGCACATACCAAAAGATCTGTTGTCTGCCTTACACGCCTCCCAAAATATGTAAAATATCCTGTTTGACTCCCTAAAGTCTGGAAGACCAATGTCAATCTTGGTCCACTGTAGGTACATGTAGTGAGTTCCAGTTATGTACGTTGGTTTGCCGTTATTTATAAACCAAAACCCATTGTCCCTTCTGTCAAACTCCTTTTCTATATAGTCTACATACTGAACCTTAAAGGCGTTGTCCTTTCTGTTCCAGTCGAATATGCTCTTTATTCTTTGAAGTTCCTTTGGATACTCAATATGCTGCCACCTAGAGCCTCTGTCTTCTACCTCGTCTGGAACAGATGGAAGGGCAACCTTTAGTCCGTTTATATTATATATGTCTCCAATGGTTCCATCTTTAGATATCACCACTAGATCATACTCATTGTTGTATCCATACTCCCAGTTCTTTCTCCTATTCTTGTTAGAAATTATAGACTTACCTACGTATTCGTCAAGAACTGTGTATAGATTATTTTCCATTCTTTATCTTTGCCTTTTCCTCAGCAAACCCATGCTTACCAAATTCAATTTGTGCAACAGGTTGCAGCGTGTTTTTATTCTCCTCCTCATCAATCTTACCCAACATATATATAGCATCCTCAAATGCAAGTCTCTTTGCTGATGCAGCATTCTTTAGCTTATCAGCAGATATATCATCCTCAGCATGAGTGATTATTGGCTCCTTAAGAACTTTTATCAACTCATCTACAGCTATCTTTGCAGCCTCTATTAACTCTATTTTTTTAGACATATATTCTTGTTGTACATTCTATAAAGAACCTCATCATCTATTCTAAACTCATACTCACTGTCTGGAGAAAATGACACAATATCACCCTTTGTAACATCTGTAAGTAATTCATTAAAGTACACCATCTCACCCCACAAGTCTTCTTTAGATCCAGCTGAAGAAATTACCTTGTCTTGATTTTTTATAGGTCTTACAAAGCAGTATGGATAAGGTGACATCCAATCTCCTTCTGGATCCTTATACATATAAAGCTGATCAGACTCTATAATGAAGTAGTCATCAAATAAGTGATGCCAGCTACTCTTTTGGTTACCCTTCATGTCGTAGTAGAACTTAAACACGTTATGGTGAACCACGACATGATCACCACTCTTTATAGGTCCATTATAGTACGTTGGAACAGAAACAACTACACCGATTCGATTTGATACAGTGTGGTCTTCCTGTGATGAACTTATAACAAAATCAACGTCACCATACTTACGTATATTGTCGTAACGCCTATCATTATAAGGTTTAATTATAAAGTTATATGGAGACTTCATCAGAAATCTATGTTATACTCAATAGATATTGGCATTGAATAAGAAAAACTTTTCCACTTAACAATCTCTTTATCTTGATTTAATATATATATAGATATTGATGAGTCTGCCTCCATTAATATTGTATAAATGGAACCATTTCCTCTTAGAACATCTTGACCTACCACATAGTGCATTGACTTCATGTAGTCAGGGCCTATTGATATTTTTCTAATTATATTCACCTGTTTGAAGATTGATTTTAATGTCTCCGTAAGTGGACACTAACTCATCTTGAAATTGAGATAAATCAAAAGCAGATGTTTCTAGATTGGCTAATGATGCCATCTTTTGGCTTTTCATTCGTTCGAACGATACCTCGATGTCAGCGATTTGGAATTTAAGATCTCTATAAGTTTGATTTAAAGATCTTAGCTTGTCTAACTCTTCTTGAGTAATTTTGTTTTCTTTTTCCATTTTATTAAATTTAAAATTATGTCACAAATATAGTAAATTTCTGTGACAAATCACATAGAAATATACCAAGTTGTATTAGCGTTGTTGTACTGAAAACAAACTGGAGTGAATGCTGTTAGTGTAGATGGAGCTCCAACAATAGATCCACCAGGTGTTACCCAAGTAGTAGTAGCTCTAGTTGCAGTAGACATGATAACATACTTAAGACCGTCAATATTAGCACTAGCGGTTGGTAATGTAACAGCAAAGTTAGCACCAGCTATTCCAGTAAAGTACGTGTTTATGTTTGAAATAGTATACGCAATCAATGTGTTTGTAGGAACAATTGAAGGCGCTTGAGTAATATTAACTACATCTTGAAGCCTAAAATTAACGGTATCCCCAGTTGAATTTTGAGTTCCAAACAATAAATCGTTTACACTTGGTGATTGAGTTTGATAGTTTCCTGCTTTCATCTTCCTTGTCCTTTATATTTTTTCTTATAATTCTTTGATGTCTTTAAAAAAGATGTCTTAGTCTTGGCGTGTACACCAGGTCTTTCAACATGTTTTTTCTCAAATGATTTTACATCTAATATTTTCTTGCTCATCTGTTTCTAAGTGTAAAGTTAATAAAAGTAATTGAATAAAAATTTCTGAATACGTCAACGTCAATAGCAAAGAATCTGATAGGACCTAGTATAAGTCTTACACTCACGTGTCCCCATATTTCTATAAACCAATGACTCTTGAATTTCATAAGTTATTTAGCATTTCAATCATGCGTGGACAAGGGTATATATCTGCCTTATCTTTTCTTACGCTATTGTGAGTATATATTCCTGGAGTGCCCTTGAATGCCTCTTTATCTATTGCAAATATTTCAGACCTATAATCCTTTGGTATATTGTATGTTTTGCATAGATACTCTACAAGTTGTCTAGTAGATTCAATCTGAGCATCTGTGTACTTATACCAATACAGATTGCCCTTGTATGGTTTGTCTAGTGTAGTCACCATAGATGGGTCTACAGCTTTTTTAACGTAGTTGTAGTACTTTCCGTCCTTTAGCTTTAATGGGCCCCAGTTGCACACCTCAATGCCTACGGATAGTTTATTAAGATTCTGATACTTTGCACCATTCTTAATGAAGTCCTCTGCGTCAACACCCAAGTGCCATGCCCAGTGTCTAGATGAGAAACACTGAACAATTGTACCTCTCTCTCCTATAACAAAGGCAGTAGCTATTCTGGTCTCGTTACTATTCCAAAATCTTGACACAGCCACAGCATCACCACCACCTGCTGTGTGGTGTAGGTATATCTGTGTCTTCTTACTATCCTCTTGGAAGTACTGGTTGTCAGATAGTCGGGCCTGTACTATCTTGGTTATGTCTAATTCCATCGATGTCCTTTTTTATTTCTTTTGCCCTTGAGAATAGATTTTTCATAGCCTGCCACAGATCTAATCCTTTTACTGCTCTGTAGTTCTCGTTAATGCTCATCACCTCAATGGATACAAGTATAAGTGCAAGTACCTTAGTGAGCAGTAACTCTACCGAAAAAAACTGCAACACTATGTTATTTAGAATAAATGAATCTATCATGTAAAATAATACCACAGTTACCTCATAGAGCAATATCTTGCTAATGATTGCAGATAGGCCCCTGCTAGTTATCTTAACCTTATTTTTATAGCTCTTCCATATACCTGTAACAGTATCTAACAAAATAACGAATCCTACTAAAAATAACAGACCAGATATCGGTATAAGGAATGCCCATAGCATAGCTATTAGCTTTACCCAGTTAGCCTGCATGGTATTAAGAAGGATCGTTAGTTGGTTTTTCATGGAATAGGTACAATGCTTTTCTTGATGATTTTTACTATGACATATATGAGTATAATTATAAATAAAATTCCACCCAATACAGCAAAGAAGTTAACCCACCATGGTATGTACTTTATGCGTTCTGGCTTCTGTGTTTTAGTTATAAGCTTTGTCTTGTAAATAGTGTTTCCTTTTATTGTTCTGTATATAGTATCAGTTCTAGCAATAACCTTGTACTTATTATTTCTTATTCTAGACTGTAGCTTTATTATTGTCCCATCTTTCTCAGATAGTCTACTCGCGTAGACATTTCCTAATGAATCACAGAAAAGAGTGTCCTCTATAAACACAGTTTCCCCTGGAATATTAATTGTTGTGTCTCTATACTGAGTTACGGTTACAACACTATCCTTCTGTGTGCATAGTGGACAGTACTTAGCTAATCTCTTCTCTATAGAACACGAATAGATCGATAAAAATAAAAGAAATGCGAGTATATATTTCATACTCACAAAGATAACTATTTTAATTCATAGTATATTTCCATTGTATCATCCACTAGAATAATACCCTTATCCGTTTCTACATGCAGCTGTGTATCACTCACCACCTCAATGGGGCCTGTGATAGTGTACTCTATGTCGTTAATACTAAACATAAGCAAATACTTTAAAAAGATTAATGTTAGCTACATCCGCAATATTCTGGCATTGCATCGTGAATATAACGTAATTATCTACCGACTTATTAAAGGCTACGTTTACAATGTTACCTGTGGTGTAATCTGAGAAAGCAGCATTGGAATAGCTAGTTAAGTTAGTACCATTATAACTAAAGTTACGCTCAACATAACCTGTAAACTGAGTCCCTGCTCCATTCATTGTAAAAATAGTGTTGAATAAGGTAGCACCTGTTAAGCTGTTTGTAGTATTAAAGTATATACGGCCATATAGTTGCCCTACGTTACCACTCACTCGGTACATCCTGAATATTAACTGTAGGATGTTATTACTATTTAATGTGTTGGCAGGTATCAATAGTGAATGACATATAGTGATAGCTGTGCCTGTAGTGTTAGTGCCTAGTATACCTGAGAATCCTAACAGCTTTGGCCCTATGCTAACATCCCCACTACCTACCAATGAGTTACCGTTGACTGTCTTTATGTTTGTGCCACTGACTAGCGTAGGTTGCTTACTATTGAATGTAGTCCAATCAGTAGTACTCAATGCACCTCGGTTAGTAGCTGATGCTGTTGGCAGATTGAACTCATGATCAATGCCACTAGATACCACGTTGAAGTCAGTACCTGTGGTTCCTGTGCTAATGGTCTGAACACTGCTAGTCAATGTATTCAATGCAGTCATACCTGTTCCAGCCATTATACCTGCCTGTTGAGTAACTGTAAATATAGCTGAAGCTGCGGATGGAGGAGGGCTGCCTGCTGGATAGAAATGTAGACTAACATCTAAATCAGTTGCACTCCACATAAGCTCATAGTAATCACCACCTATTGCGTCTAGTATGTAGTTCCATGATGGTAGGCAGTGACCTGGAATTCCACCATGAGATGATATTACAGCTACAAATCCTGCGCTTCCTGGCACATCGACACCATTTTTTCTTAACCATATTGTAACGTCATGCTCTTGATTATCTACGTTCTGATACTGAAAAGAGAACTGTAAGTTATATATACCTGTGTTAGCTATGGTTATTCTGGTATCACTAACTACAGTTACACCATTGCTATAGTCCATTGTTCTGAACTTAACGGGTTGACCTACATTCACAGCAACCAATGGTTGACTAATGTCATCCTGGTACTGTGCATAGTAACCTACTGCACCACCACCTCCTCCTCCAGTAGTCTTTGGCTTACCGTCAGATCCGTTTACCTGTAGTCCATGAGGTCCAAATATATTGCCATTCTTGTCGGTTACTTGCATCGTAAGAATGATAAGTTAGGTCCCTCTTCACCACTAATTATAAATGTTGTGTTTGCGTCATTCGTTGTGGCGATTAACTCGTCATCCTTGTGTAGTATGTAAACCATGTCGTCAGTCACAGTGTCGCCCATTGATAATGATAGCGTATATATGTCAGTTGTTGTTGATGTTGATGCGTCATACTTCTGTAGAAGTACCTCGTAGCTACTAATGGCATTAGAGAATCTAACATAGTTTATGGCGCACACGTTCTGAGTTCTACACTCGTATAACGTTGTGCCAGTTAAGCCAACAGATCCTTCGTTGCTAATAAGAGCCATACTACCAAAGAGCTACGATGCCAGTTGCAGAAGTCGTGGATGCAAATACTCTGATAACTTGGATAGGTAGAACAACTCCAGCAGGAACAGCGTTAAATGTAACGTCATCACCTCCAGCTGTTAAAACTCTAATAATACCTCCAGATCCAGAGTATAGTACACATGGCCATGTCTCTGTTGGATACCCAACATACGGGATGTTTACTGTGTCGCTTGTAGTTACCGCAGCAGCTCTACTTTGTTGTAATTTTTGATATGCCATCTTTAGTTATTTTTTTTTTGTAAAGTTACTAATTTTTCTTTGTACTCTTTCCGTTGGATCCGTTTCTACCCCTATTGGTAGAAGCAGACTCAAGTACAAATTTACCATTTTTTTTCATACTAACGTCTGGGCCTCCCTTTCCGTCAATATCCCTCTTCCGTCTTTCTTTAGTGTGCTCTGCTCTGTACTTCTTCTCAGACTCGCTCTTGTTAAGCTCCCTCTGATACTCCCTCCTCTTCTCCGCTGCCGTTGGATTTGCTGCGTAGTACTTGGATGTCTTGCTCTGTCCCATAAAATATTCTGTTAATTAGTAAGTTTGGATCGTTTAGTTTTTCTTTTCTTTCGCCACATCCGCAGTCCTCACCAGCAACCGCCTTTACCACCTTTTCAATTCCAGTGGCCTTGGTTATTGCATGGACAGTGTCTCCGAATCCGTAGTGCTTCTTGATTATGATCATGACCTGTATTTTACTGTCTTCTTGGCTATACTTTTTGGTTGCTCTACAACGTTACCAGTGCCGCCTCCCTGTCTCTTTGCTTTTGTTGTTGCTGCATATTCTTGAGGTGTTAAAGACTCTATAGCCTTCTTAGGAAGGTATCTCTCTCCAGTCTCCTTGCTTGGCTTGCCACTCTTTGTTGTCCACTCCTGCTTTGTCCATTTAGACAGACTGTTAGAGCTAGACTTTTTACCCTCGTACTTGCCACCTGCCTCTTTATACTTGGCCACAGCTATCTGTGCCTTTCTAGCAGACCACTGACCTGCGTCACCGCCCTTTGTGCCTGACTTAACGCTAGACACTACTCGGCTCCAAAGCTCTGGATTTTTTTTCTTTGCTACGCTCATTACGATCCCTTAACCCATTTCTTACTTGGAGATGCGGTATTGCTAGGCGACCACTTAACCTTGTCTGCCCAGTATGCTGCACTCATCTTACCCTTGTCAATGTTCTTTGCGTGACGGCTCTTAAATGCCTCACGTTGACCAGCCGTTTGATTGGTCTTAACGCCCTGCTGACCAAAACGAATTGTCTTGATCTGATCGCCTTCCTTGGCAACAACAATGTGACTCTTGGTAGGGTGAGAAGGGGTTTTTTTTGGTTTGTTGAACCCCTCAACACCAGCTCTATCTAATCTAGAGTCTTTCATTATCGTGGATTTATTTTTATATCTTTTATTTTTCTATCAGTTATATAACCTTCTTCATTATATCTTTTTTTCTCAATTCTTTTCCCTCCTCCTGGCATATCATACTTTACTTTTTCTTGAATACCGCCACTCATTGTTGGTCTAGTTCTAGATAATCCAGAAACAACATTGCCGTCAAATTCAGAGGTTACATCTCCTTTATTATAGTTTTCTTTTGTTAACATTCTTCCTGCTTTATTAGCAATTTCCCTTAAGTCTTGTCTCATTGCTGATGGAGCTGATTTTATTTGCTCTACACCTCTATTCATTGCATTAGCAATGTTGTAATCAATTCTATCGATTAGGTCAATAGCTTTGTTTTTAAAAGGAATCTTATTGTAGTCTGTAACCTGATCAGAAATAATGTTACCACTTCTATCTAATCTTATCTTGTTAGAGGTCATTGTATTATTATCTCTATTCATAGAGTTAACTTTAATTACACGACCTCCAGATATTGTTGGCCTAGAAGTTTCTGATACTCCACTACCTAACGAGCTCATGTAAGCTTCATTTAACGCTCCCCTGTCTACAACGGTAGTATTATGTGTAGTCCTCTTATTTTTAAGAGGGCCAGTAGTTTTGGTAGTCGTTCTGTTTTTCATAACTTTGTTTTTGAAATACAAATATAATGAAAATTACAAAAATAAAAAGGAAGAGAGAGAATATTGTTTACTACGGAAGAGACACGAAGTATGACTTCCTAAAGAACTGGGGGATGATCAGAAAGTGGGCCATATACCAGTACGGACTCAAGTCATCGGCAGACATAGACATGCTGATGTTCCTATACTCAGAAAAGCTTTTCACACGAACTAAGTTCCAGGAGTACGCGTCATTTATGAGCTGGGATCGTAACAGGTTTGACAGACTTCTTAGGGATGGATTCATCTCAATATGGAGAAAGAAGAAGGCTGGAGAGTACAACCTGTACGAGCTATCGTTTCAGTCTAAAAAAATGATAGCCAGTATGTATAGAAAGCTAATTGGGCTAGAACCCTTTCCAGAGACTCCAAGACGAAATAAGGTAATGAAACCAAACGCCTCTTACTCAGAAAGGATGCTAGCCCAAGCTATTAAGAGATTTAATTCAGACTTTAAAGAACACAAACAATGTCCTTCTCCTGAACCACAGTAAACCTGCTGTTGTCAATTAGGACCTCGTATGATTGTACCTTGTCGTACATAACCTTATCTCCCTTAGACATTCCAACAACGTTGATCCCAGGCTCAACGATTACACCATAGTGGTATCGCATGTCCTGGTACTCGTCACCACTTAGGATCAGTCCGCTGTTTGATTTTTTCTGCTCTACAACCTTCTCGATTAGTAGAAATTTATTTAGTACTTTCATCTGCTCTGATATTTGTTATAATTGCGTTTGTACTCATTATTGTTGTTGCAACAGACACAGCGTTTAGTAGTGCGTTCTTTGTAACCTTTGTTGGGTCAATAATACCCATCTTGATCATGTCACCAGCAACCTCGTTCTTAACGTCATACCCCCATCCCTTGTTCTCAAACATACTGAGAGCAATTGACTTAGGGTCCTTGCCAGCGTTGATCAAGATCTGATTGAACGGAGAAATTAATGCGTCATACATGATCTTAGAGGCAACGTCATTAACGTCATCAATTAAAGATGCACACTCTGCCAGTGCAATACCTCCACCTGGAAGAATACCATCCTCTATTGCCGCCATAACAGCGTACACAGCGTCATCAATTCTATCTCTTCTCTCCTTCTGCTCAATGTCGCTCTGTGCTCCCACATAGATCACACCAATACCACCAGAAATATTTGCGATTCGCTCTCTTAAGAACTCTCTGTCTACCTGGTCGTCAGTCTGCTTGATCGTCTCGTTAAGATCTGCCAAGTGATTGTCAATGGCTTCCTTGAACTCGGTCTGGTGCATGAACACCGTCATGTCCTTCTTTACGATAATCTTTGAAGCCTTACCTAAGTCATCAAGGTTTATAATAGACAAGTCATCACCAGTGTCATCGCTAAAGTATGTACCGCCAAGTGCAACAGCTAGGTCCCTTAATAGGTCTTTCTGTCTGTATCCAAAAGATGGAGGCATGATGTTACACGCCTTGATCTTGCCTTGGTACACGTTAACGTTCAACGTCTGTAGCGCGTTAGGCCCTAAGTTACCAATAATTAACAAAGACTTGCCCTGAGATACAATTGGAGCCAAAACCTTCTCCAAATTAGAGATGTTATTGATCTCGTGATCGCAAATTAACACATACGGGTTCTCAAGTACGCACTCCTGCTTCTTTTGGTCAGTAATAAAGTAAGGCGATGTGTATCCCCTCTCGATTCGCATGCCGTTGATGATCTCAACTCGCGTCTCAGAGTTCATGCTGTTCTCAACCGTTACTAAAGACACCTCAGAAAATGCGTCACCAATCATCTTTCCAATCTCTGGGTCATTGTTTGCCGAGATAGATGCCACGTCATACAGCCTGCGACCGTTAACCTTCTTAGATGTCTTGTCTAGTGAACTGATCACCTTCTTTGTGATGACGTTTATCTTGCGTATCACCTCAGTAATATTGTGCTCTGGCTTGATGTACTTGTCAGCAGCGTCAATGATTGCCTCTGCAAGAACAATTGACGTAGTTGTTCCGTCACCAGCGACAGTTGCAGTCTTGTCAGCTGCCTGTCTCATCATGATCACAGCCAAGTTCTCAGTAGGGTCATACAGGTTGATTGACTTAGCGACAGTCACACCGTCCTTTGTCACTGTAATGCCTCCAACATGGTTCTCAGACTCAATCAGAACAGTCCTACCTCTCGCTCCGAGTGTACTCTTTACCGCCCCAGCAATCTTCTTGATGCCAGATTTTAATTTTTTTTGGCCCTCATCGCCAAAATGGATCTCTTTTACTATCATTTTAATTAATTTTCACCAAATTTAAGCATTTTTCACTTACAATAAACAAAAAAAGGGGCCGAAGCCCCAATTTATGTAAATTTTGGATGATTTTATTAATATCCCCAGAATTTTTTCATTCTTTCCGATGTGCTGTTTCTGTTTACAGCGTTGTCTTCGGCTGTTTTTGAATATTGATATGATTTAGATCCTTCTTCAGCCTGTAATTGATTCATTCTAGATTTTTCTTGCTTCCCTGCTTCTGAATATCCAGACATAGCGCCTTCTACTTTTTTGCTGCTATATTTTTCGTAGTCTGGAGTGAAGTATTTTAATTTTGAACCCTCACCTTCTCTCCATTTACCCTCATCTCCACTAGCACTGATGTCAGCTCTCTTTGCGTATCTAGATGCAAGCTTAGCGGTCTTAATTGCCTTGTTGTACTCACCTATAGCCTCACCAGAAATTGCATCAAGTGCTTTTCCTCCTTTTGTCTTGTCAGAAATGTACTGTTTCTTATCTTGTCTAAGAGACTTTACGTCAGACTTGATTCCTTTTGAAATGTCTTTAGAGTATCCTTGATCATCAATAGTATCATCAGTTTTTGATGAGTAACCTCCTCCAACAACAGACTCTGGAGCGTAAAATGCTTTTGCCATTTTCTGTTCTCTGTTGTATCTAATTCCTTTAGCAACTTCTTCAGTGCTACCTGTTTTTGACGTTCTAATACCGTATCCTCCACCTATTTTTTTACTTAAAATCTTTACCTTCTGGTCTTGACCTCCCTCTCTGCTCTTAACTATCTCTCTCTTTGTTTTATACTTTTCTGCTTTTGGATCATTCCAAGTAGTTTCTTCTGGAAGTTTAGAAATTTTACCTTGTAGCTTAGGAAGATTTCTTTTTAATTTAGGAGCTACCATTGGCTTATTCAATTCTGCCCAATCAGCATCCATTTTAGCAAGATTACCTTTTTCTTTTTCGTACTCTGTTTTTATTGCTTCTTCTTTTGCATATCTACTAGGTAGGTCAGTAACACCTTCTATTGGCTGCTCGTACTGCTCTTGATAAAAATCTCCAACATTTGTTTCTGAAGCACCTTTTTTAAATACATCGCTACCCTTTCTAAGTCTTAACTCATCAGTTTTTAGTCCAGCAGATTGTCTTCTATTTAAAGGATTCGCGTTGTAATTACTTAGGTCGTTACCTCTAAATTTTTGTACCCCTATGTCATTAGGACCAATACCACTAAAGTTTTTAGCAAATTGATCTTTTGGAGTGTATATAGCCTTCTGGTGCTCGTAAGATCCGTAAGGAACCTTTGTCTTTTTACCAGTTTTTTTATCGTCAATCTCAACCATTTCTTTTGGGTCGTAACCTTGAGATGTTAATCCACCGCCTTCTACTATTGGTCTATTCATAGTAACAATTTGATCGATTTTACCTTCGACTTGAGAGTATGCCTTAGCCATATTAGCAGGCATTCCTGGAGGGGGTGATGTCATTTTGGTAGCTCTACCATACTTATTCATTGCCATTTTAACACAAGTTTTATAATTAATAAATTGATATGAACCTCGTTGACATCATAATCTTCATTTTTTCCGTATACCTCAAAACCTATGTTTAAGCCTACTGGCATCATGTTGTGAATCTCTAGTAACATATTCTTCTACAAATTTAATATATTTTTTTTACTTTATATTCATCTTATTTAAGCGTCTAGCGTCAATGAAATTTAAGTCTTTTTCTTTTACTTTTCCACCCTTAGTCACCGTCTTCTTAAGATCAAGATCATCTGATTTAGGGCTATACTTTCTTTCGAATCCTATTTCAACTGTTTTTTTAGCATTTCCAGCCTTGTCATACTTTGACGTTTTGATTGACCTGGCAGATGTATACCTGTTATGTCCATCCTCTTCAAATCGATCGGTCTTCTCCTCGGTTTTTTTTAGTTTTCCTGATGATCTATTGGTCTTCGTTGTTATTGTTAAATTCTTGTCTCTGGCATGAAGCTGTGGCATTCGAACAAACTTTCCAGAATCAAGTCTAGTTAAAGTTCTGTCCATTCTTTCTACTACCTTTCTCTTGGGCTTAGGGTCGTTTGGCATAATATTTTGTTTTTTGTCAAATATACGGAATTTCTGGGTAATGGGGGGATTTCAGGCTGACGATGCGAAAAGGAAAACGGTTTTAAAATCGAGGGGGGGGTAGTCATTTCCAAAAGTTCGTGCCGAATTTCTAGCTTTTCCCTACCGACCTGCCTGCCTGCCTGCCTGCCGTTTGACGCAGCTGCCTGCCTGCTGTCGCGTAGTATGGTAGCACTACCTGTCCATCAGATGTCCTGCCCGAATGTCTGCCTGCCTGTCTGACGTCCTGTCTTATAACTTTGATTATGTTAAATAGAATTAACATTCGTTAACACTTGCTGTTGTGATGGCCTACCTGTCGTCCTGTCGTTT